GATCCGCACATGGACAAGTTTATGGAACTACAAGAACTTGACCTAGCAGAGATTGTTGTAATGGATGGTGTCGGCGCAGAAAAGTTTGCGGAACACGCATTTAACTTTGCAGATAAACTTGTGCGTGAAATGAGTGACAATCGTTGCTACTGTGTACGAGTAGAATGTGCAGAGCACGGAGCGAATTCAGCAATATACGAGGCATAAGTGAAAAATTATGTTGTTTGCCTTAAGTGGGGTAACAAGTATAGTGCAGATTATGTAAACATACTTGCTCGAATGGTTGCTAGGAATACTACAGTACCATACGAGTTTGTATGCTTTACTGACCAGAGTGTTGGAATAGACCGAAGTCTAGTTGAAGTAAAGCCTTTGCCCAAACTTCCTGTAAATGGATGGTGGTACAAGCCTTACTTCTTTTCAACAGAACTTCCAATTAATGGTAATATACTTTACTTTGATTTGGACGTTATAATTTTTAATAACATCGATAAACTGTTTACATATCACCCAGATAAGTTTTGTATCATTCGAGACTTTAATCGACACCTACGTTCAGATTGGAATAAAATGAATTCAAGTGTGTTTAGGTTTGTTACTGGAATGCAACGACATGTGTGGGACGATTTTGTATCGCAAGATTATGTTGCAGTTAAACGAATGCATGGAGACCAAGATTGGATCTACAGTAAAGTAAAAAAAGATTGGGTCTTTTGGCCCGAAGAGTGGATACAAAGTTACAAATGGGAAATGCGTGGCAAGCCCACAATGGAAAGAGACGGCAACGGTGTTCGAAATTTTGTAACACCGGGTCAGCCAAAACTATTACCTGAATGTAGCGTAGCCGTTTTTCATGGTGAACCTCACCCGCATAATTGTATTGATCCTTGGTGTAAAGAGAAATGGAAATAGAATTTAAAATAAAAGTTAATACAGAAAAACAAGAAGATGTCGAATTAGTTGAAGACTTGTTATATCAATTACAAGATTTACACGACATATTGCAAACGAAAAAGCAAGTAAAACACTCAGCAAAAAGAAGTAACAAAAATTGAAGAAGTATATATTTGACGTAGATGGAACATTGACTCCAAGTAGAGGTGTTATTGATTCTGAGTTTAAAAAGTTCTTTAATAATTTTTGTCGTAGTAACCAAGTGTTCATTGTAACTGGAAGTGACAAACCAAAAACAGTAGAACAACTAGGAGAAGATACTTATAATCTCTGCCATACTGCCTACCAATGCAACGGTAACGATGTATGGCAAAGTAAAAAGCACATTCGAACAAACGACTGGGTTTTGCCTACAGATGCACACGATTGGTTAAGTGTGCAGTTAACTGAAAGTGAATTTCCGTTGCGCACAGGCTTACACTTTGAACATCGTCCAGGCATGGTAAACTACAGCGTAGTGGGTCGTAATGCTGATGCACAACAACGTGCTGAATACGTTACGTGGGACGAAGAACAACTAGAACGGATTCGAATTGCTGATAAATTTAATTTAAGATTTCCAAGCCTACAAGCAAAAGTAGGTGGCGAAACAGGCATTGACATTGGTCCTAAAGGTGCAGACAAGAGCCAAATTATAAAAGACTTTGATCCAGATGACAAGTTACATTTTTATGGAGACGCGATGCACAAAGGCGGCAATGACGAACCATTAGCCAAAGTAATACTTGACAACCAATACGGATTTTGCTATAATATACAAGACTGGAAAAACACTTGGATATTATTGAAAGATTATGACAATTAAACGTATAGGCTTCGCATGTAAATACATGCACCCAGATCAAACGCAGAAGAAGAAACTGCTTGAAGAAATTCAACGACCACTAAATACTCGTAGCACAACAGTACAGTGGCTCAACCGTCAGACTCGTGATGTTGCTGAAGAACGCTTGTGGGATATTATGGTCCACAATATTCAGTCATACTACAATCTGATTGAGTATGTAGGGAGTTTACCAAATGAATTACGAATGGTTCGACTTGGCAGTGATGTTCTTCCTGTTTACACTCAGCGTGATTGGGCTTACTATTGGCAGCAACCTGATGTTCGAGCGTATTGCGAAAAAGCATTTGCTAGAGTCGGACAACTTGCAAGAACACTTGATGTTAGACTTAGTATGCATCCTGGTCAGTTTACCGTTCTTGCTAGTGACAACGCTGAAATTGTCGAGAGGAGCATAGAAGAATTTGAATATCACACCGATGTCATCCGCTATATGGGTTACGGACAATCATTCCAAGACTTCAAGTGCAACGTCCACATATCGGGTCGAAAAGGTCCACAAGGCATTATCGACGCACTTAAACGACTCTCGCCTGAAGCAAGAAACACAATCACAATCGAAAACGATGAAAACAAATGGGGAGTTGAACACAGCCTCGAACTTGTCGACCATTGCGCACTCGTACCAGATCTACACCACCACTGGTGTCGTGAAGGAAATTACCTTTCACCAACCGACGATAGAGTTAAACGCATAATTGATTCATGGCGAGGCGTTCGCCCTGCATTGCATTACAGTTATAGTCGTAACGAAGCATTACCTGAAAACTTTGCACACAATGACTTCCCTGATATGAAAGCATTACTTGAAGCAGGACACAAGAAAGCAAAACTTCGTGCTCATAGCGATTATTATCCTAATCCTGTGGTAAATGAGTATGCACTTAGTTTCTTAGATAACTTTGATATCATGTGTGAAAGCAAGATGAAGAACCTTGCTAGTATTGACCTATATAAATACTACTCAGAAAAGACCAGCAAGCAAAAACTTGTTGCATAAGTAATACACTAACCGGAGATAATAATGATTACATTTATTAAGAAACTTTTTGGAAAGGCAGACGCTCAGCCTGAGCCAACCAAAATTTCAGATGTTGTTGCTAAAAAAGAAACACAGAAAAAAGCAACAGTAAAAGTTCCTTCTAAGGCTGAACTTAAAAAGTTAACTAAAGTTAAACTAGAAGAACTAGGTCGTGAAAACGGAATTGAACTTGACAAGAGATTAACTAAAGACAAATTAGTTAATGCACTTCATTCACATTTGAAAGGCAAGTAATATGCTACAAGCATGGATTAACAAACGTATTAAAGAACGTACCACACTAGACGGAGTAATTCTTGTTGCGGCTGGTGTTGCTTTCCTAATTTTTAAACCAATTGCGGCTATTGTCGCTTATGGTGCAATTGCATATGGTGCTTGGACTATTTGGAAGTCTGAGTAATTTTATCAATAGTAAGTAACGTATCAACTGTTGTGTCTAGTCTGCGTCTTTGTTCGACTCCCTTTTTTTGAGCAAATCGTTTAGGGTCACAGTCTGGACACACATGGTGATACGAGTTATCTAATCTTTTCGGGTCAACTTTACCTTTATCCCTTTTAAATTCTTCGTGGCATTCATCGCATTGAAATATTGCCACTGACTTCTCACGTTTATAAGGATGCGTTTTGTTGTTCTTTGACTTACGAACATAAAATTTAACTTCTTTTTCAATTCGTTTAAACATATTCATATTTATGTAATTACATTCGGTTTACAAAATATATAATAAATACAATGAGAGGTACAATGACAGACATCGTAACAATAACAGAATCAGCCAAACAACACATGCAAACCATGCTTAAAGAACAAAATGCTACAGCAGTTCGACTAGCAGTAAAAGGTGGAGGATGTGCAGGCTTCAAATATGACTGGACACTAGATGAAACAGTTGAAGATGGTGATGAAATTTTTGATTTATCAGAAGGTAAATTTGTTATAGATGGCACTAGTGTCATGTTCTTATTAGGTAGCACTATAGATTATAAAAAAGAAGTATTCGGATCATACTTCGCAATAACAAACCCAGCATCAACAGCAAGTTGTGGCTGTGGTGAATCGGTTGGATTTTAGGGGTCAATATGCCAAAAAAGATTATTAACATAGGTGTTGAAGGAAATGACGGAACTGGTGATAGTATCCGCGATGCATTTGGTAAAACAAATGAAAACTTTAATGAACTTTACGCTGTATTTGGACAAGGTGGTACCATCCGCTTTACAGCACTTTCAGACACGCCAGAGGAACTAGGCGCAAATAAGATTCCTGTTTCAAATGATAGCGGATCTGAATTGTTAATGAAAAACGTAGTTGGTGGTCAAGGTATTTTAATTGACAACACTGACCCAAGTCAATTAGTAATTACTAACAGCGGCGGGTCAATTAGCCAAGATTTGCAACCAACTATTGGTAACTACCTAAACGGTTCGAAAAACTATACACTTGGTAACATTGGTCCAATTTCAGATCAAGCGGCTGTAGACTTTAACACAACACATCCTGGTTCAAATATTCAAGTACACGATCTTGTTACTGACAAGAAGTTTAACGATATGGCATATCAGAAGCAAGGTGTTGCTAACAGAATGAGAGCAGAGCCTGCTGATAATTCAGAATATACATTAACTATTGGTAGTTTCCAAGGTAATAATGCTACCGTAGCAGGACACGGATACGACCACAATATTAATGGTCAGGGATTCCAATATAATGTTTCTGCAGGAGGAACGCCTGCAACAAACTTGCTAGAAGGCGCAACCTACTATGTAAGATATGTAAACGCAAACACATTTAGTTTGCATCCTACACCAGCAGATGCATTATCTGATACAAATAGAATTTTAGCCAACGCCGGTGTTGCTGGTAATCCTGGTGGTGATCATACACTTGTTGACGCCGAATACAACTCAGCATTATACGGAACATATTTAAGTACCGAAGCACTACCAAGAAGTGCTACTGTACGCAGACAAGGCGATGACATGGAAGGTCCGCTATTCTTGCATGACCATCCAGGTAACTTAGCAGGCAGTGGTACACCAAACGATGTAGATGATTTACAAGCGGCTACAAAGTTTTATGTTGACAATTCAAGTTTTACAAGTATTGTAGATTTATATGTTAGAACAAACGGCGACGATACACAAGAGTTTTCACCAGTAGGTAAAGAAGGACGTAGTTTACAATTTGCTTACAAGACAATTGGTAAGGCATGTGAAAAAGCAGAAGAGATTATGGAGACGTCTCCATTAGAGCCTGGTGCATACTTACAGACCGTAACATTCAATGGAGGCGAAGACAACTCGGTAATTTCAAGCCAAACAGTTTCATCACCATTCGCAGACGGTGTTCCAGCAAGATTGTTACTTGACCAGAACTTAACATTTATTGCAAAAGAAATTGTTGCATATGTTAATGCAACGTTCCCAGACTTCCAATACAATCAAGATTTGTGTGAAAGAGACATGGGCTTTATTATATCTGGGTTGGGTATTGATATCCAAAACGGTATTAACTCAAACTTCCACGCAATTCAGGCAGGTAAAAGATATTTCAATTCAGTAAGTGGACAGATTGCACGAACTACACAATTAACTGAAACACTAGCCGCAATCAACTACGGTAAGTTGATTATTAATTCTATTTTACAAAATGGTGCAGTTACTCCAGTAAGAAACCTAGATGGAGTTGAGCAGGTTATTGATACAGATCAAATTGTATCTTCTACTGCTCGAAATGCTGTTCTTGCTAAAATTGATATTACAACTAATATTATCGAAAACGGATTAGGCGTTCTTAAAACGACTGCACTAGTTGAAGGCTCGACTATCAGTATGGATATTACAAATGGTGGACAAGGCTATGTTGACCAAGGTATTGGTTCTAACGTAGACATCCTACCAGGTAAGATTATTAGAGGTAGAACTTCCGGAGCACTTGCTAGAATTGTAAAATATACTAGAGGATCAAATTTAGATACGCTAAGAATTTTCCTAATTGAACCTAAGCAGTTTGTTGAAGGTGAGGAAATAGAATACGGAAACTTTACAAGAGAAAAGCAAATTGCTATTCATGTTGAGTCCGGAATATTTTACGAAGACTTTCCGATCAAACTTCCAGTAAACTGTTCTATTAAAGGTACTGACTTTAGACGTTGTATTATTAGACCAAAGAATAGAGGGTCGCAGTCTAAATGGGTTGACACATATTTTTACAGAGATGCAAACTTTGATGGATTAGATTTAATTCCATCATCTAATCTTGACACTTTTGAAATTATTAACCGTAACAAAGAATTTGTTAAGGACGAAGTGATTGCATGGATTGCAAACGAAGTTGCAACAGCAACACCAGGATCTATCTGGGACGGTTTTGAATATAACGAAGCCAAGTGTGAACGAGATACTGGAATTATCCTTGACGGTATTGCACACGATATCAAATATTCAGGCAATGCAAAAACATATGAACATGCGGCGAAATATTATATTGGAACACAAAGTTTAATCAACGGACAAGAGCAACAAACAGCCGCGGCACTAGAGTTTACAAAAACTCTTGTAACTACTTACATTGTTCCGCAAGTTGATTGGACTGAACTACAAACAATTACTAGCCAGTACAGAGATACAATTTATCAAGCAGAAGCCGGAACTGCCGCGAGAGTCGGTGTGTTAATGGATCAAATTATTGATGTTGTTGAAAACGGACTTGCTAACTTGCCTGATCTTGTTGATCCACGTTACGGGTATCACTACACAGAAAATCCAACATTAGATTTAAATATTGGATCAAACGGCGACGACAACCCTGGTGATTTTGCAGGTGCATCAAAACTATTAAAACTAAACAAAGAGTTTATTGTTGAAGAAACTATTGCGTATGTCAATGCAACATACCCTGCGTTGTCATATAACGAAAACAAATGTAGAAGAGATACTGGTCTTATTGTTGATGGACTTGTACTTGATTTAAAAACAGGTGGAAGAACAGAGACATTAGCAAATCAAACAGCATACTACTTAGGTGCTGTATCAGGACAGGAAACTGAAACTGTTGCCGCAATTAACTATGTTAAAACTATTGGAGCCGCTGTTCTAAGTAAAACTCCATTTGGTGCAAGCAGGCAGTCAATTGTTGATCAAAATATAACTGCTGACTCAGTAGCAGAAGCGGCGGCACAAGGCAACATGGAAAACTTAATCGATTGTATTAAGTTTGCGTTCGATGCAAGTTATAACCCACCTAAGAATAACCAAGACATTGACGTGTTTATGATGAACGATGCAAACAGAATCATGAACGTAACAATGCAAGGACACGGTGGTTTTGCACAAGTACTTGACCCAAATGGGCAGATCTTAATTAAATCACCATACGTACAGGTATGTGGTTCATTCTCTAAGAGTAAAAACGAACAAGCATTTAGAGGCGGTATGTTTATTGATGCATTTACTGCTAACCTAACATGTACTGTTATTAGTAAGGATGATGCATTTACACTAAACGTTTCAAGTGGTGTTGGAAGTGGACTAAGACAAAGACGTCCAGAAACACCATGTCCGTTTTATATTCAAGGTGTGCGTTATCAAGTAGATGCTGTTACAAATTATGACCAAGCGGCAGGTACTGCAACATTGTTCCTAAACCCAACATCAGGCGATGGAGCAGGATTTCAATTTGCAGACTTTACAGATATTGTATTACAAAGTGCTGGTAACACGTCTATGCTTGCAAACGACTACACACAAGTTAACGACTTAGGTTATGGTATTGTATGTAACAACGGAGCACTATCAGAACAAGTTTCAACATTCTCATATTATTGTCATGCGGCGTATATGGCAAACAACGGTTCACAGATTAGATCACTGAACGGATCTAACTCAAATGGTAACTATGGACTAGTAGCGGCAGGTTCTGATCCAAACGAAGTTATTGATCAAATCACATTGCTTGAGCCAATGGTACAAACTGCTCGTGTATTTGATAACGGTACTAGTGCTGTTAACGTAGCAGGTAAAAACATTGTTTACATCTACGACAGCGAATTTGTTCCAACTAACGTATCTGAACTTGAAGTTGATCACGGACCTACATTAGGTAACATTCGTTACGAAGTATCAAGTATTCAAACTACTGAGGAAACAGTGCCGGGGGCTTCAAGAAACCAAATAGTTTACAAGTTGAATATTTCAGGTAATGACGGATTAGCGGCAAGTCTTGCTAACAATGATAAAGTACAAATTAGATCATTACAAAACTTCATCTTTGATAACTTAGAACAAACCGCAGTTATTAGACCATCAACTGCAATTGTATTTGATGAACAAGATGACTTTACATATAGAACTATTGCTTTTGGTAGTGCAAACGCAGTTGGTACAGCATTAGCAGAAACAGATCAAAGTTTTGTTACATTTGATTCCAACTACGACTATATTAGGTTAGTAGTTGATCAAAACTATGTAGCAGAAACAGAATTTGCTCCAAGTGGTACATCAGGTGCTACTGTTGGAGATACAGTAATTGCTGTTACATCAATTACAGAACAATCAGAAATTAACAGACTTAATAACGGAGACATGTTATTTGCATGGGACGGCAAGGTCCATAGAGTATTAAGTTACTCACAAAAAGCAAACTATGGCCTACTTACTATTGAAGACAAAAATAATATTAACGATGCCGCACTAGGTGATGCAGTTGTAGCAAGCGGTATCCAAAGTAGTTTACAAGATGCAACACTAGTTAGAACATTACGTGTTGGACTTGATAGTGGAGAAAATGCAGGACTTACAGTTAATATTTCTGTATGTAGAGCAACAGGACATGACTTTAATGATATCGGATCAGGTGGATTTAACACAAGTAACTATCCAAGTAAAATTTACGGTGCACCGCAACAACCAAGTCAAGCAAATGAAGTACAGGAACGCGACAAAGGGCGTGTGTTCTATGTAAGTACAGATCAAGATGGTTTCTTCCGTGTTGGTAGATTCTTTACAGTTGACCAAGGTACTGGACGAGTAACATTTGCGGCAAGTATTGCGTTAAGTAACTTGGACGGTATTGGATTTAAACGTGGTGTTGTTATTACTGAATTCTCAAGTGATGACGGAATGACAGATAACGCAGTTGACTCGGCTCCGACTGAATCAGCAGTAGTAGGATATGTAAACAGACGCTTAGGTATTGACGAAGATTCGCTGGCTGTTGAAAATCCATTAGGCGCAGGCTTCTTAGCATTAGATGGTACAACTACACCATCGCAAAATATTAGTTTTGCTAACAATAAACTTACAGCATTAGCAGATCCAGGCGCAGACTTTGATGCAACTAACAAGCGATACGTTGATGGAAGAACACCATTTGGTGAATCATTAATGTACGGTAGTGGTGCTGACGGTACTAGAGATGCTAACGACATTATTGTATGGACTGGCACAGAATTTGATACTGCTACTCCAACAGGATATTTTGAATTTACTTATAATGCAGTTGATAAAACTGTAGAAACTGGTATTGTTGACGGCAGTATTGTAAACGCAGATATAAACGCCGCGGCACAGATTGCACAAAGCAAACTTAATATGCAAGCGGCAACAACACGTTCAACAGCGGCAGGCATTTTACAGTCTAACTTAGGACTTGCTAGTTTTGATAGTGTTGTGTTCAGCAGTACAAACGGATTTGTTAGTATTGACGACGGACAACTACCAGTTGCTAAAATTGCAAACATTGCAGACGAGCATGTAATTGGTAGAGCAGATGGAGATAGTTCAACAGGAGATGTTAGTGCTATTCCGTTCTCAACTGTTGTTGAGCAAGGTGGTACATTTACTACAATCGGTGCTCCAAGTTCAATTGTTAAAACCCATACAGACGGATCAATCAATGTACAAGCACTTGAAATTGATAGTATTAAAGTAATTGATACTTCAGGTACAAGTGTTAACTTTACAAATCCAGGTACAACAGTATTCTTAAGTTCACAAACAACAGGCGGCGGCATTACAAATAACTCAATGACCGGTAACTTGAATGTTGGTGCAAGCAGAGCAACAGAAAGTAACTTCCAAGCAAATAGTACATTTGCTGGTGAAAACTACGTTGCGGCAGATTGGGCATACCATTCATTTATTGAAGCGCCAGGCGAAGGTGATGGTAACTCAACAGGTATTGGTATTGGTGCTGGTACAGGATTTAGTAACGCAGACCAAATTGGTTTTGTAACAGCAGGCGATCAAACACTAGTAATTACTAATACTGCAATGTTACCAGGAACTACTGAAGTTTACGATTTAGGTAGTGCAAGTAATAAGTTTAACGTAGTACACGCAATTACAACATCGGCACAAGCAAACACTGCATTATACGCTGACTTGGCAGAGAACTACTTAGCAGATGCAGAATATGAAACTGGTACAGTACTTGTATTTGGCGGGGATGAAGAACTTACAACAACTGACAGCAAAGGCGACACACGAGTTGCTGGTGTTGTTTCAGAGAAACCGGGTTACTTAATGAACTCTGGGGCTGAAGGTAATTTTGTTACTGCAATAGCACTACAGGGAAGAGTACCTGTTAAAGTACTAGGAGCAGTTAGAAAAGGAGACATGCTAGTAACAGCAAGTATTCCGGGATATGCAATAGTTAATAACTCTCCAGGAGTTGGACAAGTTATCGGCAAGGCTGTTAAGAACAAAGACGACACCGGCTACGGCATAGTTGAAGCAGTGGTAGGGAGAGTATAATGGCTAAGCAAACTATAAACATTGGATCAAGTGCTAATAAGGGCGACGGAGATCCGATCCGTACAGCATTTACAAAAGTAAATGAAAACTTTACAGAGTTATACGACAAAGTTACTGTTTTAGAAAACGGGCAAATTGCAAAAGTACAAGATACACAAGGTAGTGTGTTTGGTGACGATAGTACCCTACTAGTAGATGCAGTAAACAGCATCATTCCTGCTTCAGTAATTACTGGAACACTTACTAACAATTTAATCGGTGATGTTACTGGAAATATAACTGGTGACACAGCAGGTACACACACTGGTGCAGTAGTTGGTAATATAACTGGCGATGTTATAGGTAGTGTTTTTGCAGATGATAGTACACTGTTAGTAGACGGTGTAGCAGGTAAGATTGTAGGCGATGTTGAAAATAATAGTGTAATTACAGGTAGAGTCAAATCACAAGACGATATAGATTTATATGTTTATGCTGGTGGAACAGGTAGTGTTATATTAGCAGGACAAAGCGAT